GGTGCGGATTGCACCGTAGTGACCACCAAGGTAGGCACTACACTGAAATCAGCGTGAGCAGTTTTTCTCGTCATACTCAGGACGCATCGTGCAAGTTTTACATCGTGGCTAGGATGGGTCGCGGCTATTGCCGCTGTTATGTAACCCGTATCACCTCACCGAAGGGTTCGCACCCAGCGAAGAAAGGCTCACGGTCTGTCGTTGCCCAGATCACCGGATAGTCAGGCTCACTGAAGTCGTGCCAGCCGTCTGGCCCAACGTCACCCCAGCCATCGGTGAAGTAGATCATCGCGCATGGCTCCAAGCCCTCACGCGCAACATAGTTGAACGGTGGGTTGAATGCCGTGCCGCCAGTCTCAGGAATCCTGAGCGTTAGATCCTCATGCCGATCAAACTCCTCAACGCCGCAGAGGACATGGTGGCAGTAGATCACCACAGTCTTGATCGGGTTGATCTCATCAATGATGTCCTGCACATGGCCTGCAATAGCGTCTAGCTCGTCTTGGCCTATTGATCCGCTGGTGTCTACCGACACAACAAGCTCGCCGTTAGGCTCACGCTCCTGCGTCGGCAAGATCATGCCCTGCGAGAGCAGTCGGCGCTCTGGTCGAGCAAAGGTGTGCTCAGTCAGAACATAGTCGGAGAACGCATCCTTGAGATGCTCGAACCAAGGGACTGGGTCACCGGATACGCCACTGATGATCTGGTCAACAGCAGCGCCTCGGCCCTCGCCTTTGCCCTTGATTTTATCCTGAGCCTTGGCAGCTTCGAATATCTGGCTGGTGATCTCGCGCTGCACAGAAGCTTTCTGGTCAGCAGACATCGGGGTGCCGTCATTGTTGGTGCCTTCCCAGACTTCGCCCCAAGGCGCGTCAGGGTCAGCAGGGCCGTCGCCGTCACCAGAGGTGCCAGTGTCGCCAGCATCGCCAGTATCGCCGTCAGGGCCGCCCTCAGAGCCGTTGTCGCCTTGATCAGGGGCATCCCCATCGGCAGCGCCATCGCCTGAGTCATCATCGTCAGCGCCACCGTTGCCAGTGCTGGGCTTGTCGGCCTCAGTGCTGCGCTGGCTTTCGAGGATGGTGTACACCTGTTCGGCAGACTTGCCAATGTAGTCGGTGCTGTACAGGCCATCGTGAACCTCAAAGCCCTCACGCACTAGCGCGTAGTTGATGGCGTAGTCGGCGGCCTCATTCCAAAGCTTGTGGTCACGGCTGCCCTTACGCAGGTGATGGAACCCATCAACGTGCATGATCTCATGAGCCAGTACGGTCATGATGAACTTGTAACCGTGGATGGCGTACTGCTCAGGCACCCACTTCTCGTTGAAGTAGATAGCCTTTCCATCGGTTGCCATCGTAGAGGTCTTGGTTGACGGCACCAGCAGTAGCTGATGCAGTCGGAAGCCAAAGTATGGAAACTCGCGCAGCATGCGCCGTCGAGCTTTCAACATAATGTTTAACGCTGACATAAGTATTTCTCCGTTAATCCCAAAGGCCAGTGAGGTTATCGACAATCGACTTGGCCTTGTTGGCAACAGCCTGACGCTCACTCGAAGAGTCGCGCAGCCGCTGAGGATCTAGGCCGTTAAGCTGAGACAGAATAGCGTTGCTTGCCTGCGTAAGCTTGGGGTCGCCGGTAATGTTGAGTGAAGGCAAAACCTGAGCAAGCTTCTCGATATTCTCGACAGTAGTATCTGCAAACTTGCTTGCACGTTTGGCACCAGCAGGCTTGCTACCGTGCCGCTCTAGGCCGTCAACCAGAGACTGCAAGGTGTCGATCACGCGCTCATGCACAGACTCAGCAGCAGACTCGACGCGCTTGTTGATATCGGACTCGGCCTGAGCCTTGATCTTGGCGATCTTGTCGGCAGGCAGGTTGACCCTGATATCACCGGAGTCGGGCATGGCGCGTAGTATGTAGCTGAATTGGTAACTGCCAGCGACAAACTCAGCACTGGGTAGCTCTGAGATATCGAAAGAATCACCAAGGTCTTTCTTGGCACGTTTGAGTATGTTGGGCCACTCGGTAATGACCTCGCGCTTTAGCTCTTCAGCGCGGTCTACTTTCTTGTCCCACTCAGCCTCGAATGTTTCGATCTGGTCAACGGTGATCAGGCGCACACCGTCTTCCCAAGGCATGGTCAGGGGGTTGAGCACTGAGTTGCGAAGCTGCCCAGCGATACGGTTGAGTGCCTTAACGGCGGGTGCGTCGAGCAGTTTCTTGGTCACGGTAATGACCTTGGGGTTGGCGTTCTTAGTCGCGGCAACCTCAGCAGATATGCTGGTGTCTTTGCGGCTGTTTGAGAATTTCTTGATCGTCGCGGCGATCAGCATTGCGTTGTTCTGGATCTTGTCCATAGGTATTTACTCCAAAATAAATAAGGTGGAGGGGCCGAAGCCCCTGTTGGGTTTAGTACGTTGCCTTGTGGGCGACATACTCAGGTGAAGCCTTAAGGTCTGGGTCACGGCGCGTTGCCAGTATCCAGAACACCTCCAGCAGTTCGTTGTTGATGCGGGACACAACGGTCACGCCATTGCCAAGGTTGTCGGCGGTCACCCGCGCAGCCAGCGCAGCGGTCACTGCATACTGAGTGGTGATCTCATTGGGCAGTGGCACGTTGTGCGGATCTGACAGAAACAAGTTGATGTCTGGCAGGTTACGCATGGTGCGGAGAAAGGCGACAAACTCGCCAGCAGCGCCAGCGCCGATAGCGCCCTCAATGGCGATGTGCTCCAGATCAGCCGCCATACCATCGTCAAGGATGTCGCTGACAGATTCCCATGTTCGCGGGGTAGCGATGGCAACCTTGTCCTTTGCGGTGCCGCCATTAGGGAACTCATGAATGAGTCCGGCCTGATCACCGACAGCCTCACCGCGAAACTTCAGGAACGCGATTACCTCTGGGCGAACCCCAATATCTTGGAAGTAATCGGTGGTCTCAGCAGCGGATGGCATAACATCTAAGTGATACTTAAAGCGGGTGCTCACAGCAGCATCCATACGCCCAGACACACCAGCGCCGTCATTGGGACGGTTGGATGCGGCAATGACAAACCAGCCAGCAGGCAAGATGTAGTCGCCCAAGCGGAACTCATTAAGCAACTGGTAGCCAGCATTTTTGACCGACTGGCATGCAAGCTGTATCTCATCCAAGAACAGGATGCCGAACTCGCCGTCACGCGCCACATTGGGCAGCCATGATGGCGTAGACCACTCGGTAGTCTTCGATGGCCCAGCCGACAATAGCTGATAGGCAGCGCGTCTTACCTCGTCACTCATGCCAGCAATCTCGTCATTACCCACCGTATCGAGCGCATCGCGCTGGTCACGAATGTACGGGATGCCGCGAGTATCGACTGCGTCAAACTGTGACAGGCGAACATCTAGCAAGCCGACAGGCTTATCAAAGTGGGCGCTAAGCTTGGTGATCAATTGTTTGACGATGGATGATTTGCCAACGCCGTAGGTGCCCCAGAGATACACGGGCTTGTGGCGCTTGCCGCCAGATAGTTGACTGATGGCGTGTGCCAGCAGCATTTCTGAGGCCTGCGAAGGGCTGACCTTTGATGCGTTAATGGACATAGTATGTCACTCCAAGTTGTTGTATTGGTTTTCCAAGACCGCCCTCCTGCGCGGTTTCGGCTGAGAACCACCCAGCCTCGTCAGTTGGAATGTTAGAAGCGTATGCGCTCACCAGCGCCCCAGCTTTGAAACTTAAGCATTGTTTAAGCCCCCATCAGCAAGGTTTTTAGTTGAGCGATTGAGCGCCCACTAATTGCTGCCAGCTCCCGCAGCGTGATGTTTGAAGAATCAAACAGGCTGATGATTTGTTGGTCTGTCATTTACAAACTCCCGATTGGTTTTCCAAGACCGCGCCTCCTGCGCGGTTTCGGCTGGTTACCATCCAGCACTCATCAGTTGGAAAGTAGATCGTCAACCCAAGCCTCGAAATCCTCGAAGCGGTCAAAGTTAGGAACGACGCATACTGAAACAGCATGCACGTTGCCAGTGTATTCAACCTGCCCAGTGGCAAGGTCTAGGAACGACACGCGCCCCCGCTCAAGATCAACACGTTCTTCCATGTTTAAGACCCTCGCATGTCGATGGTTATGAAAGCCTCACGCCCACGGTCAGTCGCGTCAGACAATCTTTGCCAAGCAAAGCTCTGAGCGTCATCAGCACTGCGTGAGTGGGCGATGATCACTGGTCTGCGATCACCAATTTGTTGGGTCACTTGGAACCCGCTGCCGACAGGCATTCTCGAAATGGTAAAGGTTGTTGTCATTACAGACTCCCGATTGATGCACTGCCCTGCGATTGCAAAGCCCTGCGGATTGATGAAATGAATGCACGCTTTCGCATGATCATTCGGTTAAGGAAAAGACGGCGGCGGTTGAACCGCAGCACTGCCTTACGTTCTGAAGTAGTCATCACACTTTCTCCAAATTGATCGAATCAACAATAAGCACTCGGTGAGTGGTCATTGGTGAGCCGAAGCTCTGCGGTAGCTGAGGGGGTAAACCTCAGCCAATAGCCCGAACCGCAAGCGGCATTTGTATGCCTGTCGGGGAACTTGTGTATCGCTTAACGCCGTAGGTGCGCCGGACTCTTACCGGAGGGGCTGGGCCTCTATGACCCGCAGCGCGTTTCATAACGCACCCCTGTCGCGTAGGCGGTAGGCCTACCAGACTTGGTTCACATTTAAGCCTGTCTCTCAAGGCACCCCGTGAGGGGCTTGGCGGGGATTGGGAAAGCCTCCCCCGTGGGCTTGAGTGGATTTTACACACATATAAAAACAGTACGCAATACCCTGTAAGCAATAAATAATTAAGCTTGCAGATACAACGAGTGGTGCGGGGATTTATTACTAGCCCTTTTGATATTGGCTCGCCACACGGTAAGCAGGGGGATGAATTCGGGATAAGAGGAACGCGCACGCGAATAGCAGGTAACAGTGTGCAATACAAGTATTGACAAGCAAATAAGCAGTAAATAGTTGGTATGCAGTATAAAGTGCTTTGTAATCAACAAGTTACATACGAATTTCCGTCTAAGCGTAGTTCGAGGGGTAGGCAATGCGATGGTATGGGTTAGGCCAAACGTCGCTTAGAACGCAATTCTGGGCCTCCTAGCGGCAAGTACGATATGTCAAGCTTTTTGTGCATATAGTTTACTGGGTACTGGTGATGGACGGTCAGTGCGTCGGCAGTATGATCGGCACCAATACAGGCATTGGAACAGGCAAGCATGGGCAGACCGAAGTCAGGACTCACCAGCAAACAGCGGCATTTTGCGCTGGCACTGGGTAGTGGTGCAGGCATGAGCTTAAGTGATGCGTACAGGGAAGCGTACCAGTGCGAGAACATGAGCGCGGCAGCCATCAGGACAGAAGCCAGCAGACTCGCCGCCAACCCTGCCATTACCCTATTGCTGGAGCAGATAAGGGAGAAGAATGAACGTGCAGTATCGGCCTCGCTGGTCAGCGACAGGGAGAAAGTTCTGGAGCGGCTGCGCCAGTGGATGGACAGTGCCGAGCCTACCGATACCAACAAGCTCAAGGCAGCGCAGCTACTGGGCCAGACTGTGGGCATGTTCAAAGATGTAGTCGAGACAAACAGTGGCGACAGGGATAGCACGAGTGTCGCGGCAGAGATAGAGCGCCGATTAGCAGCACTCCAAGCCAAGGCTGATGACGAGGCCAAGCCTGACAGTTTGCATTAGC